ATGTATTATAAGCGGGTGAAGGTGTACCGTCAAGGTGGTTTTAATATACACGGTAAAAACGTGGAAGAACCTAAGAGCGCCTTTCCTCAGGGAAAGTGTCTATTTTTATAATCTGAACATCTATTAAATGTCTGGTGCATTGATACAATTGGTCTCTAAGGGTATACAAGATGTATATCTCACGAGTGATGAAGGACATTCATTTTTTCGTATGAAATTCACACGACATACAAATTTTTCCCAAACTCCAAAGTTTATCAGAACTATTAATTCGAATGATACTTCAATCACCATCCCTGTATTGGGAGATGTTATCAATGGTCTTTGGTTTGAATCTAGTGAAACAAGTAATACAAATATAGCATCAAATCTATTTTACAATTCTACATTGGATTTATACATCGGTGGTCAAAAGGTGGATTCACAACATTATGATTATTTTGCTGAAATATGGCCTAATTATCTCGCCGATACGTACAATAAATCCCAGGAACTTAACAATAAAGCATCAACATCGAATCAGACATTTGTACCTTTACACTTTTTTTTCTGTGATCATAAAGCATTTTTACCTCTCATAGCGTTACAGCATCACCAGGTTGAAATAAAGATAAATTTTGATGAAACGGCTATAGCAAATTGCACCGAGAATGAAAAGAAAGCTGAATTTTACGGGAACTACATTTACCTAGATAAAGAAGAACGAGAATCCCTTATAAGTCGAACACTAGATTTTGTAGTGACGCAAACACAACGACTGGAATTACCTCTCGAGAGTGTGACTGACAATACCACACAATCAGGTGGGTACAACAAACTCGATATTTCATCGTTTAATCACCCAGTAAAGTCTTTATTTTTTGGGTATGGTACGTCGACCTCAAACTTTGCAGGTGACCGTTTCTCATTTACCAATGCAGATTTATTAATCAACGGTGTATCTTTCCTTGAAAAAATGTCTCCAACGTATTTTCATACAGTACAAAACTATTACAAATCAAATTATGGACAGACTGAATTTGATATAGATAGTCATACAGGTGTATATACACGTTATTTTGTATATCATTTCTGTCTCAACGCATCCGATTATAATCCAAGTGGTTCGTGTAACTTTAGTCGTTTAGATGATGCAAAACTCATACTTCGTGGGGTTGAAAAGGGTGAATTGAGACCATCAAATCAAGATATGTATGTACATGCTGTAAATTACAACGTCCTCAGGATTAAGGATGGATTAGCCGGAATTTTATTCGGTAACTAATGTATAAATGGGGAAGCTTGTGAGAGCTGGTCAAATTTTTGTAACCAGTCTAGATGCAACACCCAGAGAGAGTGACGTATTGACAGGTCTTGCAAGTATTGATGCTGGTGAAATCACAGCAGATGAAATCAAAGTAGCAAACCTGAAGATTACTGGTGAGTTAACATCAACGTCCGATACAACACAATTTGCAGGTACTACGAATGTAAACCGTCTTACTGCTACGCAGGTTGGTATCGGAACTGATAACCCCATTAATGATCTTCAGATTGGTACAAACGATTTTATTATTAACCGAACAGTTCAAAATCTTGTGACTGTTCAAGGTAATGTTGTTTCCACAAATGTATTCGCAACGAATACTTTCAAAACGACAAATGATACGTTTTCGGTTGAAGCTGGTAATTCTAATGTATTAACAGTCACCGGAAATATTGTGTCCACAAATACCATTATAAATAAACAATTGACAGTTGGTACAGATGTTACCCCAGGTACCGACTCCAATGTAGCCATTTTTGAAAATGGTAACGTTATTGTTCGTGACGGGTTTTTACGAGTATTTGGAAACGTCGACATCACTGGTAATTTAGCTATTACTGAAATTCCGTCATACACGAGTGTTGACAATCTTGTCGTATCAAACGCTGTCATACAAATGGGTAAAGGTAACAATGGGACCTATGATATGGCTGTACTCATGAGGGATGGTGCTCCGGATTCAGCTAATATATTTTTGGGGTATACCCATGCCGATGATAAATTTAAACTTTCTAGAACATATGGAACCCCTGAAGATGCAAACTTTACCATGGATACAGCAAACACTGTAAACCTTCACGTATTTGGTGACATATACACTCAAAACAATGTGGGTATTGCGAATACATCACCAGTATTTTCCTTATCAGTTGGTTCTAATATACATATCAATGATGTGGCGACATCTTCGAGTAATGTTTTACATGCGAATGGGTATGGTTTTTTTGAGGGTCTAAGGATTGGTGATAATGGACTCACGGTAGGTAGTCTCATTACACTCGATGCGGATGCAGCGATACCCATGGTAGTCGCTTCAAAGATTGAGTCCCATGCTATTCAAACAACTGGTGCGACCCCTTCGGGTATAGCGAATACCAATTCGACGAACATGTTGTCAATAGGTGATAAAATATTCATCAACGCAGACTCTGCTAACCTTATTACAGTACTTGGTAATACAGCGACTGGTCGTCTCATCACGCAGTCCATTCTAGTCCAGGATTTCATCGAAGTTGAGGGTGAATCTGGTATTTCTTCAGCTGCGAATGTTATTATTCACGGTGATATATCGGGGGGTGACTCTACTTCTAACACAGTAAGTTTTCGATGTGGTCCACAGACCTCAAATATAAGTGCGATTGAAATTAAAGGTGCAAAAACATCAGCGAACAGTCAAACTATTACATTCAAGACTCGCAATACCGAAAGAATGCGGGTAGCGTCGGATGGTAAAGTTGGTCTCTCCAATACTGAACCAAGTGAACTTTTAACTTTAGGTGGAAATTTAAAACTTAACGGAAGTAATGCAGCTATAGTGGGAAGTGATACAAACTATTTGAAAACTTTTACGGATATTACTGGTAATCAAACGAGAATTGAAAACCGTGTAGGAAGTGGAAAGGGTCTCAATTTTTACGCGAGTACGACTGGTACAATGGGAACACCAAAAATGACTATATTGGAATCAAGTAATGTTGGTGTTGGTACCGCATCCCCCGTGGGTCTTTTACACACAAGTGGTGGAACTGTGTTTATCAATGACCAAGTTGTTAATAGGGGGCTAGCAAGTCACCTTGATACACCACTCGTCGTTTCTAACACAACTGCAATTGTTGGTATTTCTGATTTTAACAACGTACTCCAATTAGCTCGTGAAGGTGGTTCTGGTAGGGATGGTGTGAGAAGTATTTTCAAGATGGGGAAGCATGACCTTTCCAGTGGAACTTCGCGTTCTCAATTGAATTTGTCGCTAGCGAGCGACGATTACGAAACTGACAGTCATGTCATGACATGGCGAAGTAATAAGCGAGTGGGTATTGGTACAACCACACCAACAGCCCACCTAGAAATTCTCGGAACAGGTATAGGAAATTTCAATACAAATGGTTTACTCGTTCATAATATTGAAAGTACACCTGGTGATGCGATTATGGCAGCAAGAACGAGTAGTTTAAGTTCAAATGCGTTCGCTTCTTTTGCGCAGACAGATGGAGATTCTGGATCATCTATTGATAATCCAGTTGGATATTCTGTAGGTTTAGCAGGTGCACTCCGAAACGGTACACGTGTAGCGGATTTTAGAATTACAAAAAATCCAAATGTAATTGATGAATCTGGAACTGTTAAATTATTCATAGATGGTGCCAATGGGAATATGGGTATTGGTACTGATGCACCCCGCGGCTCTTTAGAAGTAAATGGTAATCTCGTCATAGGTAACCAATTATCATTCAGTGGTATAGCTGGTGACGAATTTGGTAATACAATCATAAAAGAACAACTCTACTCGTCTGCTGGTCAAGGTAAAACTGAGTTATTAATATTCAAGGGTAATGAACGAACCGGTTTGGGTCCTGATAGAATTAGAAGTGTTGCAGCTGAACACATATGGGAAACGTTCCCCCTTGTACCAGGTTTAGAAACAGTAGCGGCCCGAGAAAACATTATAGCGGATAATGCATCTAGTTCTGGGTTTAAAACTTTAGTGATTACAAAAACAGGAAAAATTCTCATCGGGACTACAGATGAGACATCTTTAGCGGATGAAGATAGATTGTTCTGTAACGGTGGATTCGCCTTCCCTTCGGGTCAAAAAATTAAAACCGGTAACATGAATCTATCTTCTGATTTATTCGATGGAGTTATCGATACATTAAACACAGCGAATTTAGTCATAAGAAATAACACCACAGCAACAGATACATATACTGAACGTGTTCGAATTACACCAGAAGGCTATGTCGGGTTTGGTACTACAGTACCTGAATCAAATGTTCATATTTATTCCGATGCGACGGGTGATATAGATATACTCAAACTCCAAAACCCTGGTACAAACAACAAGGTTGGTTTAACTCTTAATACAAATGATAACTATGGTGGATACGTAAGAGGTTTCAGTGATTCCACCCATTCTGTACATGGTACAGTGATAGGTGCTGTGAATAACGGTACCGAAGGAGATGGTATTCACGTGATACATACATCAAATGTTGGTATTGGTACTATAAATCCAAGTGAACACTTCACGGTGTATAATGGTGTTACCCGTTTAGAACATGCGACAAGTAATGCCGTATTAGAATTTAAAACAACTGGTGGGATTTCTAATATTTATGGTGACCATACAGGTAATGTATTTATCGACCCGGTTAAAAGTTTCATCGTGAACAGCGATACAGAAATTGTTGGTGACCTTCAAATTGATGGTAAGATTGATTTAGGTAACCAGGTAGCTGTTGACCTCGGTGGTGCAGACGCCACTACGGCTCTGGAAGTTGGTGGTGGTTTCATTTCCAACTCGAATGAAGTCGCGTGCAAACGATACTCAAAAATATTTACACGCACAAACCAAGAAAGTCAGGATTTACAACTACGATTCAATAATAAATCCTTTTATGCTAAGATTGTTGCCATTCTGAGGTCTGACTATAATGTGAATGATATGAGTACTATGGTACTTGAAGTTCAGGGAGGTACAAGAGATGGGACGACACCATCTGAAAACATCACAATGGGTAATAAAAGTCTCTTTGGTGGTGGTAATTTACACCCTTGGAACCCCACAGTGTCTATTGGTAAAAATGGTATACTGATAACCCCAGAAGTAACATCAGGTCGTACGTATTATTACGACTTGTATGTTGAAATAGTCACTTCTGTGGGATGTAAATTGACAGAGATTCGAACAAATAATCCAGCTGTTGATAATTTCAGTGGAACACAATTGGCAACATTTACTTATTAAATTTACTACGAGGGAGTACCTCGCGGTAGATTCAACATTTACGCCCTGATGGAATCAGAGATGGCTAGTGCGACTACGCCAACAATGAAAGCCATGATGACGTAATTCATTTCAGTTTCTTCGCGGCCGACCTGTGGCTTTACAGGTTCGGCCTTCGTTTCGGTGACAACTTCTTGTTGTCGAACGGGAGGCTCGAGCTCCTCAAGCGGACAATACGCTATCATTTATATATATTTAGAGATTAATTTCGGTCTTCTTCTTTCGACGAGTTCTTTTGGGTTTGGCACCTCCAACATTAACTTCTTTTAGTTCACCACCTGTAGAGTCCCCTGATACGGAAATGATATCAGAGAGATCATCTTCCTCTTCCAAAATGGGGTCAATTGTTTTCGACTGTCCCATTGTTGTGTTCATTGGAGGTGGTGGGGGCATCATTATATTACCCATCAAATTCGAGATGTCCATACCTGGTCCCTGCATCTCGTATTGTCCCGTACCTCCTACAGGTGCATCAACCGCAGGTCCTCCTGGTGTGCGCGTGGTGTTCTGAACAGCTGCCATCATATTCTTCACCAAGTCTGGGTTCTGCTTCATGACATCATTCATGTTAGGCATCACAGACTTGAACATACTGTTGGTCAGGTGGAACATCATCGCAGAACCACCAAGCATCATAAT